GTAAAAAACGGCATAAAGCCTCCAATTAGTTAAAGAAGTAAGGGGGCTATACAAGCCCCCTTACCGTAACTACCGTTAAAGAATCACGGTTTCGTTCATGCGACCGTCGAGGGTATACATCACGCGAAGGCGAAATTTACCGGCAGAGGCTGCCGCCGCTGAACCCGCAAACGTAATGCGGATGTTTTTACCATCGGTAGAGCCAAGCTGGCGACTCAGCAACAACTGGTAGCGGGTGTTGGCGGCGGCCGTCAATGAAGACGCTGCCAAATAAATTGCCTCCGACCCCGACGTGCTAATCCCGACCGCCACAGTATACCCGGTCGGTCCGACACCAGCGGTTTCGACGATAAGTTCCCCGCCACAAACCACCGCGCCAACGGGCAGCGGGATAACCTCAAAAACCGCCGCAGCGGTCAGATCGGCCAACGTGGAGCCAAACGTGCGAGTAACGCCGCTAACGTCAACCATCGTATCGTTGTGGTTGAACACAAACTCAGCGATCAACGGATACTGAGCAGTACGAGCAGCAATAAGTTTTGCCATGATAATTCTCCTTTAGTTCGGCTTACTGCGCGCAGTAAACGGAAATGACGCCGTGGTCTTCGACAGTACCGCCGGAATACTGGGTGTAAAACTGCGGCTTCAGGAAGCCGAGGATCTTGGACACCGAGATACCCTGCTGGTTATCGTAGTCAAAGCCTTTCTCGACCCATTCCGGAGCGCCGATGTCGGCCATGGCCAATGCCTGCGCGCCGCAGAACAAAAGCTGGCAACCTTCGACCGTGCCGCTAGCGCCGTACTTGCTGCCGGACGCGGCAAGGCGGGTATTAGGGACGTGACGGAACTCGTGGAAGTAAATGCCATCAATCTTGACCGAAGAGCCGGAGAACAAATTGTTGCCGTCGCCGCGCGGTTGAGCGTGACGAACGTTCAACAGATAAGTGGAATCAAGCTTAAGCCGCGCCATCGCCTGCGGACTCAGGAAGCAGTGATATGCTTCTTCGCCGCCGGCTTCTTTGACGCCACGAATGTAGTTGTCTTTGGCGTAAGCCTTGAGCTGTACAAACAACTCCCACGACGGAAGGTCAGTCGCAGCAACCGCACTTGATCCGGTGCCCCAAACAAGTGACTTAGTGGCGCTAGTGCCGTCCCAACGAGCATAACGCTTGCTAGTAGGCGATTTGATGTCCGCCGAAAATTCAAGACCAACCAGATCCGAGCCAACGCGAGTGCCGCCGGAATTTTTCACGCTGTACTGAATGCCGCCCATGGTGAGAAACGCCAGCTGATCGATACGGTCGGCAAGCCAGTAGGCCAGCACGTTGCGCGAATTGTTGCGGAACTCAACGATCGACTTCTGGTCGGCCATACGGCCTTCGTGACGATTGGCGTGACGCAGCTGATCGACCCGGATAACCTGGTCGTAGCTCTTCATCGCTTCTTCGTTACCTTCCAGCGTGCGGTCGCCTGCAATGCCGTCGCCTTCAAGATCGGTCAGCAGCGTGATAACTGCGCGGGCGCCTTTATCAGATTTCTTCAGCTCAGTGATGTGCTGAACGATGCTGTTAGCGTCTTTGCCAAGGAACTGGTTGATGAAGCTGTAGTTGCGAGCCTGCTTCCACATGTCCATGGACCAGATAGTCTTCTGCTCGCTGGTGAGCAAACCAAAATTAGTCAGAGCCATATTGGCGATCTCCTAAATAAAACAAAGAGTAGAAATTTTATTTGCACCGTAGCTTTATCGCCGCTACTCGCGAGGAGAACGCCCGTAACGTGGGTGACCCGAAACCTTGTGTCGCCAAGGTTTGCAGCGAAGTGATTGGATTGTAGTTAGATAGCTTTAGAGTCGTCAACAAGTAATTGACACCACAAAAAGAACACCCCCTTTCGGGGGTGAATGCTGGGGGAGCAAACGAGAGCGGGTTTAGTTTACACAAAATCACCGCGCATTTCAGAAAGCTTGGATTCGGGCAGTTTTACAAAATCGTCCCAATTCATTTTCATGATAGCCGACGCATCAAGAGCGCCGCCCTGCTTATCATGATCAACGCCGACGTCTTTAGTAGTCGGGGGCTGTTTAGATTTCGCGTCCATCGCTTTAGACACCGCAGCTTCCTTGCGCCGCATGCCAATGTCTTCAGCTTTGCCGATGTTGATTGCCGATCTTGAATCCGGTTTTCCTAGAATAGTTTCAACAGCTTCGCGCAACGCATTGGTCGCACTCATCCGCTCATTCTGCATCAACCCGGTCATGTACGCCTGCACTCGTCGCACCGCAGTTTGATCGTAATCAGGATGTTCAGGATTGATCGCGGGGTACTCAGCTTCCGTTCGCTGAACCGCCGCGTCATATCGAACTTCTTCCTTAACAGCGGTCTTGGCGTTGTCAGCTTTGAATTCAGCTTTACGTTCGGAAATCGCTTCCTTAACGTCAAGAATCCGCTCCATCAGATCAGACGCTTTTTCAAGTTCGCCGTCCGCCAACAGAGACGTATGCTGCTTGATCATGGCCTTAATGGCTTTTTGAGCCTCGGCAAAATCGTCAGCAACGGCTTTTTGCTGATCACGAGCTTCGTACTCGCGCAGTCGATTCGCTAACGCTTCCTTCTCAGTGCGCTCTTTGCGCACCGCTTCGTCAAAGCGGTCTTTCGGGATAAACCGGCCTTTGTCGTCACGAAGTTGCTCTTCCCCGGCTACTGGCTCGGCAACTTGTTCCTCAAGTTTAAGCTCTTCTTCAGGCGGAGCCGGAGGGGCTTCCTGAACTGCTGCCGGTGCGTCAACCCCAGTCGGGGCAAAATTATCGCCCCGATCCAAATCGTTTTCGTCTGCCACTATTTACTCTCCTTTGGTTTAGATCGCTTTGCCGCAGCTTGTTCTTTTTGTATGTTCATTGTCAACTCATGGTTTTGCGCAGCTTGCGTCATCCCCATTTCGTGTTTGGCAGCGCCTTGCTCCATCCCCATCTCATGCTGCGCTCGCTGCATCTCCATCTGATTCTGTGCGGCGTCTGCTTTGACAGCCGACTGAATATGCGTCTGCTCAACCTTAGCCTGAGTCTGGATCTGCGTTGCCTGAATCTTCATATCAAGCTCTTGCTTCTTAAGAGCCAGCTCTTGACGTTTGAAATCCAGCTCCATCCGCATGCGCTGCATTTCAAGTTCAGCTTCTTGGCGCTTAACGTCCATCTCCAGCTGCATCTTCTGCATCTCAGCTGGGTTGCCCTGCGCCTCGTTCTGCGCGCGAGCGTTCTCCATCTGAGTTTTCGCTTGTTTGAGTCCGGCGTCAGATTCGATTCGAGCAGCTTCGGCTTTAAGATTGGCCAACTCGAGCTCTGCCTGCATTTTCTGCATCTGCTGCTGATACTGCGCTTCCGGCGTCTGCGAGGCGTCACGCATTTGCTTGATGATCTCGCCGCGTTTGTTAAGGCGAGAGTTTTCAATGAGCACGTCATCAGGAATTTTGACGCCCAATTCTCGCAACGACACCGCCTGCTCAAACTGACTGTCTTCAAGCGTTTCGCGATGCGGTGTGCTCGAAACTATGACGTCAAATTCGCCAACCGTCAGGTCGTTCAAAATAGTGCCTGTAGCGGGATCAGGCTGATTGACTTCAATCTGTTCCGCGTCGCCGGTCACGCGGTTAGAAACAATGTTCATTATCCGTGGCTCAGTGTAGTACTCCTGCACAATAGACAGGATATTACGCGCCAGCAGGTAATCGGTTCGGGCGATGCCGTCTAACGGTTTAGACAGGTTAAGGCTGCCGCGACTTTGGTTTGCCGCAACGGCTTTTGCCGACACGTCTTCGCGGGCGTTGCCGGACATGTAGTCCGTAACACCGGAAATGCTTTTGATATGTTCTTCAGCTTTGTAGCTGAATCGATCCAATCCCGACGGCGTCTGGTTGGGGTTGATCTTCTGAACTACATCGCCTGGCGAGCCTTCGACTTCAAGCACCAAGCCCGTTTCGGCCCCGCGCTGCTCCAGCTCTTCAATGGTGATGTTCCGCAGGCGTCCGGTTTGAACAATCCATCCGCTATTGGCCGTCGTGTTGATGACGTGCAGCTCTTGGCTTGTGACTTTGTTCAGGTATTCCTGCGGGCCGAGCAAATTCTCAACTAGGCCGACAGTTTTGCCACGGCGAAAATATGGGAAGTACGGCACCACAGTGTAGTGCTGGTACGGACTCCAATCGTCGTGCAGCACTACGTTGTCGGCGGTCACAGTCCAACGGATTCGTTTAACCAGTTTCTTGGTGACGCCCAGACCATACTGTTGGGAGATCATCTGAATCTTGGCTTCGTCCCAAGCTTCAGGAATCGGGCGCATGTCGCCGGTTTTGAGATCTACAAAATGCTTCTGGTTATCCAGCTTCTTCCACTGCCGTTCGATCACGCGGATGTTACGAATAACGTCCCCCTGATCCCACGGGCCTAAGTAGTATCCCTTATTGTAATAGAAGCCAAAACGATCTCGTTCTCGCTCAATCGAATCGTAGCCGTATGGAAAAAACGACGCATCGCGCGATTTGAGGTATTCAGCGTCAGCTTTGCTGTACAGCAGCGCAATGTCCTGCCAAGTCATCCACTTCGTAACAAAGACATCGTTCCAGGTATCCGGGTCGTATTCTTCAGCGTCAGGATCGATGAGCACGTTCTTGGGGTTCAGGTGGTCAATCTTGACCTCGCCCATCATCGAGTCAGTGAAATCCAACCGTACGTCGTAAAAGCCACGGCTGGTGATGATGCCATCGCAAAATACGTCGCTGCGTTTCCAATCCAGTTGGTTCGCATCCGAAATCTGCCGAAACACTTTGGTCAGCGTTTCCGCTAACTCAGCAGGGGCGCCAGAACGCGGCTGAAACGAAATGTCAGACCGGTTGTGGATCTGCTCACCCAACACATTACTGATAGTAGAAATGATTTTGTTGATAGTGAGCGCCGGCCGGCGTTGCGCATTCAGCAACGCTACGTCGTTCGGATCCCATTGCTGGCCGATAAAATAGTTATTGCATTTATCAGCCTTGTTAACAAAATCAGCATGCCCGTTGTCTCGCACAAACTGATAGCGCATCCATTGATGCTGCGTAGCGGTTGTATCTACGGGCATTACTATTTTCCCCTTTGCGTCATGCTGTTGAACGGCATAAACGTAACTTGCGCACCTGGTTCTTTTTCTGCGAAATACTTCCGCAGATCTTGTGGCGTCTGCCACTGCATCACGGTGGCAGACGGTAAATAGCGAACACCTTTCTGCGACCTCTGCCATTGCCCGCCCATGTTTCCGTCGACTCCGTGATACATGGACTCGTCGCTAAACGTTGTATGGTTGGGCTTTTTGTAGCGGTCAGTGCCGTGGCCGTTTGCAGCAAACGTCCGGCCGTCTTTCCAAAATCCGCGCAAATCATAATCAAACACGTCGCCGGTTCGTTTATTGGCGGCGGCCCATGCTTGATATTCTTTCTCTTGCTGCGGGTTGAGCTGAGTGTTGTAGCGATTGGTGAAATCGGGGCGAGTACGCGCAGGTTTGGTGTTGGGCAGTTGTTCAGCTTGACTGTCGTTATAAGCGCCGCTTGCAGCCATAGCCGCTAATTGCCGCCTAACTCCCTTTACGCCTTGATCTACAACTGGCGCTGCTTCCCTAGCTATGGTTTTCCCAAACTTGGCATACCCCGCCAATGGCGTTGCATTGAACGCCGCCAGCCCCATACCAGCTACGTCGCCGTTTCCGGCGGCGGTATACATTTCGCCGATGGCGGACCCAAGGGCGGTATCCGGACTGAACGAGCGAGCAATTCGCCTCAACCCGTTTGGGTTTGTGCGCTCAAAAGCTGCGTTGTCATCCGCCCAATAGCCGCCAACAGAATCAGAGAAATCGCGCATTCCGCTCATTTGAGGAACTTCAATTTGTATTGTGTCTCACGAATCAGAGCCATAATCTCGTCAATGATGTTCTGAAGGTACGTGTCGTCTTCGTCGCAGATGCCGTACCGGCTGGCTTCAATCCACAACGACAAATCGTCGAGCAGCCCCAACGGAGTTTCCGGCATGGTAAATGTAGGCGGGTAATTTTCGATTATTCCGTAGTCGCCTTGATATACCTCGGCAAACTTGTCGGTGAGCGGGATAATCTCCTCATAAAATTCGTTCAGGGCTTTATGCACCGCGTACGACCGCGTCTGCAAATGAAGCACATGCGCGTTGGTGCGGGCGTGGAAACATCGCATAACAAACTCCCCACAATTCTCGGCCATGCGGCTAACCCCTAAGAATTTTGTCAGATTAGACCAGAAGTTAGATCACGCCGCCATATGTGACCCGCCGCCGGGGGTCATAAACTGAGACAGCTTGTCTTTCCAGCTCGGTGGCGGTTTTGGCTGCGGCAATTTCTTTGGGCTCTTGCCGACGGCCAAATTCACCGCCCACGCCAGCGCGTCAACGATGTCGTCGTGAACGCCGGCCGGAAATCTAAGCAGTTCTGTATGGACGTCTCTCATCCAGCTGGCTTCGGTCGGGAAATACACCCGCCCCTGCTGCATCCGCCCTTGAAGACTTCGGGCGCGGGCAAGTTTGTCGGTTAGCGGGCGCATCACTTCGTACGGAGGATAGATCGAGCGCTCCGCCATTCGTTTCTCAAGCAACGGCTTGATGGCTTTCCAGATCTGGCTGTCTTCCACTCCCAACGTAAGCGGAGCAGTCGGTTCTGATCCCCAACGCTGCGCTGCGTCAAGGATCTCTTCCACAATCGTGAAACTATCCCCTTTGAAGCGCACAAGCTCTACCATGTGGAGGAAATCATTCTCGTCCTGTACCAACGTCACGCCAACGGTGTAATCGTTCTGCTGCCGTTCGCCAATAGCAAAGTCCCACGCCTGATACACATTCCGATTGAACGCTGACGGCGCTACCGGCTCGTACCGGAAATACTCTTTCCGGAAATACGCCCCTTCGTCCGGCACGGGGTTCTGCTGATACAACGCTGACCAGATGCGCGGCGGCTGGTTGGCCCGCATCGACGTCATCATCTTCTCGTTGTACCGCTCTGGATGAAGCGCTTCGCCCGGCATCCGCAGCAAGTCGTATGTGTCGTTAATGGTCGACGGCACAGATTTAGACTCTGCTCGTTGCGGTAAGCGCAAGCCTGTATGG